GGCCAGCCGTAGAGGATGGGTTCGTATTGGCGCTGGTAGTCGGCGCGCCCCAGGGTAAAGGTGTTCTTGGCCCAGATGATGAAGGTCGACCAGTGCCCGCCGGCGGCGCGGAAGGCCGCTTGCAGCGTGTCCAGTTCGCTGGAGGACATGGCGACGTAGATCGCGCCTTTGGTGTGGGCGATCAAAAGCGTCAGCGCATCAAAGAGGAAATCGTAGAAGCCTTCGCCCAGGTTGTCGTTCAAAATCGGGCGGTGTTTGCCGCGCAGCTTGTCCTTCGCGCTGTTGGCGTAGTCGACGTTATAGGGCGGGTCGGTAAAAACCATATCCGCCCGTTCACTGTCCTGGAACAGGCGCGCGTAGGCCTCGGCGGTGGTCGCGTCCCCGCAGACCAGGCGGTGCGGCCCCAGCCTCCAGACGTCGCCCGGCTTCGACACCGGCTCTTCCGGCATCTCCGGGACGGCGTCGTCCTCGGTCTGGCCTTCGTGCTCTGGCTCCTCACCGGCCAGTAGCTCGGCCAACGCATCGGCATCGAAACCGGTCAAATCGAGGTCGAAGCCTTCGTCCTGCAGTGCCTCAAGTTCGATGTGCAGTAGCGCATCGTCCCAGGTCGAGAGCTCCGCTAGCCGGTTATCGGCGAGCACCAGCGCCCGGCGCTGCGTTGGCGTCAGGTGATCGAGCACGATCACCGGCACCCGCTCCAGCCCGAGCTTGCGGGCGGCCGCGAGCCGCCCGTGTCCGGCGACGATCACCCCGTCGATGCCTACCAGGATCGGATTGGTGAAACCGAACTCGGCAATAGATGCCGCGATCTGGGCGACTTGGGCATCGGAGTGCGTGCGCGCGTTCCGGGCATACGGCACCAGCTTGGTCGTCGGCCACTGCTCGATCTTGTCGGCAAGCCAGTTCATGCCTTCCTCCTGTTTCTGCCCCAGGGTTGATAAGGCGGGTTCTCCAAATTAGCCATGCGGTCGTTGAACACATCCGACAGACGTTTCTTGGCGTCGGCGTAGGTTGCGGTCACGCCCTCGGGCTCCCGCTCAGCCTTGACCTCGTCCCAGGTCTGGCCGGAGGCCTGCAGCACAGGCGTCTGGTCGGGGTGGTTCTTGATCCAGCGGATCAGCGCCACATCGACGTATTCGGGGGCAAGCTCCGAGGCCCTGACACGGCGGCCGCAGGCTTCGCCTGCGAGGATCGTCGTGCCCGAGCCTGAGAAGGGCTCGAAGACGATGTCGCCCTCATCGCTGTAGGCCTCCATCACGAACGTGGGCAGCCCGACGGGAAACACCGCCGGGTGGTCGATCTCGCGCTCTTTGTCGATCGGCCCGCGCTGGCGGGTGACCGCGATCACCGAGTCCGGAATGCGGTAATCCTGGATCGGTCGGTCGGCGTGCGTCCAGTCGTTGGGCCTGCCGTTTTTGTCACGCAGGCCGCCGCCGCCGCCATTGATCGCGGACAGGTGCGAATAGGTGCCCGCCATCTTACACGGCACGATCTTGTTGGGCTTTCGGGCTTCGCGGTTGAAGTGGAAGATGAACTCGTGGCGCGGGGCCAGGCGTCCTACCCAATCCCCCGGCACCGTGACGCCTTGATCCCAGACATACCAACCGAAACGTCGCCAGCCTTGGCCACGCATCCACTCGATCCAGCCGTCCCAGTAGGGCTGCCATTCGCCATCGCGATGCACCAGGCCGAGATTGACCAGCATTTGGCCGTCGTTGCGCATGATATTCATCGCCGCGCCGAATACGCCATTCATCAAGACGTCCCAGTCGGCAATGCCGCCGGTGGTGTAGTTGCGCTGGTTGGCATACGGCGGGCTCGTGAAGAGCAGCGCTGCTTTGTCGCCAGCCATAAGACGCAGCATGGCGTCACGGTCGGACGAGTCTGCGCAGATCAGGCGATGCCGCCCCAGGCACCAAACATCGCCTGGCCGCGAAATGACGATCCTTGGTGGTTCGGGTATCTCCTCGTCGGCAGCGCCATCCTCGGCATCTGCGGGAGTTTCGTCCTGCAACGCCTGCTCGGCATCGGCCAGCAATTCCTCGATCTCGGCATCGTCGAAACCGGTCATGGCCAGGTCGTAACCTGCCTCGGACAACTCGGCCAGTTCCAGCGAAAGCAGTTCCTCGTCCCACCCGGCATCGAGCGCCAGGCGGTTGTCGGCGATGATGTAGGCGCGCCGCTGCGCGTCGGTCAGGTGCTCAATGCGGATGCACGGCACCTCTTGCATCCCCAGCTTCCGCGCCGCCAGCACGCGGCCATGACCGGCGATGATGTTGCCATCGCCGTCGATAAGCACAGGGTTTGTGAATCCGAATTCGCGGATGCTGGCCGCAATCTGAGCCACCTGCGCGTCCGAGTGCGTGCGCGCGTTGCGGGCGTAAGGGATTAGCTTATCGATTGGCCAGCGCTCGATCTTATCTGCGATCCAAGATATGCTCATTTCCCGTAGCTCCTTTCGATGATGATCTCAGGCTTCGCGTTCGCTTCCTCGAGGCCCCAGTTGATCCGCTCCAGCCGCTGGATGATGGCAAGCGCTTCCGCCGCGATCTTGGCCGCCTTCAGGTCTTCGAAGGCGAGCGCCTTCTCCTCCTTCGTGACAGCCGCTTTGTGCGCCTTCAGGCCGGAATACAGGCGCTCGCGCGAGGCGTTGGTCTCTTCCTGGTGGCGCTTGACGACTTCGGCCACGCGATCAGCCGCAGAATCAATTGCTGCGGCGCGCTTTTTCGGATCTCCATCCGTTGATATTGCGTTGAGTTTCTCATTGACTCTGCGCCGTATCACGTCGGCCACATCGGAGCCGTCGCTCCATCCTTCCGCCTTTGAGCGCCGGAAAATGGCCGCCTTATCCACGCCATACTTCGCGGCAAGCTCGCCGAAGCTGGCCCCCGCCTCCCTCTCGGCGCGAATGTCCGCCCATGTCTCCCTACTCAATCGTGGCATGTATCAATCCTCGTCCATCTGCTTGGCCGCGTAGTGTAGCAGAGCAAGCGCGTCGGCCTCGTTGTCGTCCTCCGGATCGTATCCAAGTGCGCGAATAGCTTCGATCATCTCCTCCTTGCTCGCATTGCCCTTACCAGTGGCGTGCTTCTTGATCGTCCCGACCGGTACGCCCTGATAAGGGATGCCGTGGTGCTCGCACCAGGCTGTGAGTGTAGCAAGGAACCCGCCGTAAGCGTGGGCTGCATCGACGCCTGCATGTCGACGCACCTCCTCGAAAAACACAGCGTCCAGCCAGTCTGACGATTGCTTGATCTCTGTCAACCATCTACGGAAGCGCAGAAAGCGCATACCGCCGCCTTCGAAGCGCTGCGGCTTGAAGCTTTCGCTGCCGCTGATGATGCGTCCATCGCGGCATTGTAGCGCCCAACCAGTGGTAGTGCCAAGGTCAAGCGCGAGGATGCTATGAGCGTGGCCGGCCATTATCATGCCGCCATCTTCGCGGCAAGCATCTGCCTGATCTCGGCCAGGCGCTGACGCGCCACATCCGGCGGCACACTGCACTTACCAGGAGCGGGAAGCGCATCCATGCGTTTAGGCACCTCACACGGCAGCTTGCCAGTCCGGACGCCATCGATTGCCTCATCCAGTGTTGCCCGCCACCGGTTTTTGATGGCCTCATACGGGTAGGCCGACAAGTCAGATCCAAGCTTGGCCGCCGCCCAATAGACCGCCGGCGAGCTCCACCTATCCTGCCCGACCTCACGGAGCCGCATCTGCTCCACGGCCTCGAAAAAGGCTCTCTCGTAGTCGAGAGGGGGGCGGCAAGCCTTCAGGAATTCGGCGAACGACGGCGGCCAGTCGAATCGCCGGCGGCATTCCTCGAGCCCGCGCTTGATCTCGGCAAAGGTGATGCCTTCCTCGATAAACCCCTCTGCCCAGGCGATCCGCCAGTTGTCGATGGCCTGCTGATTGGCAAAGGCGGCCCGCCACCGGTTCGGATATAGACCGTCGAGGCGGTTGAAAAGATGGTCGATAAGTGCCACCCCGTCCAGCTTCGGGTGCGGCTCAAGCCACGCGCTCAGGCGTGATGTCGATGATGTCATGCTCGTGCTCATGGTCTCTCCTTTGCGTGCTGATGCGGTTGCGGTTGACGTAGGCCACCGGGTCGAACTTCTCTGCCTTCGCCGCCGGTCGGCTCAGATACCAGTCGGCCTTGAAACCCTGCCATCCGGAGAGACAGCAGTGCTCGATGGCGGCCTGTAGGGTGATGCCTGCCTTTTGCGCCTCTCGGCTGATTCCGTCCAGCACGGTCTGCGTGACGGGGCCAGCTCGCTTGGCCTTGCGCACCTCGAGCCAGTCGGCGAAGGTTTGCGGGGAAACGTCTGGTGGGCAATGAAGACCGGCTTTCTGCGATGGGCGCGCGCTTTGCGTGCGCTTATTATTTACTGACGGATCTATTGACGGATATATGACGGATTGGGTGACATCTATGTCACCCGTCTGCGACGTGGATGTCACCCGTCTCGCGACATCTGTGTCACCCGTGACATCTATGTCACCCCTGACATCGGTGTCACCCGTCCAAGACGCAGACACCAGCTTCCGCACGTTGATCTGGTAGTGTCTGGTAGTTCCAGGCGCGCCGCCGTTCGGGTTCCCCACCACCGCAATCCACCCTTGTCCGATGAGAGAGTGAAGCACCCTCTGCGCCTGCCTTGTTGAGCAAGACATCCTTTCTGCGAGTCTTGCGACGCTCGGATATAGGCTGCCTCCATCATCGCCAGCCCAATCGCACATGGCAAGCAGGGCGAGCTTTTCGCTCGCTGAAAGATTCGCCCGCCAAGCATGCACCATCAGTTTTATGCTCATGATGTCCCCCTCTCGACGCTGATAGATTGCATCCGCTTCCGCAGATACTCCCAGTTGATGTCAGGCCGTAGCTCTTCGCACGGCACCCCAGTTGCTGCCTCTATTCTCGGGCACAGCTTGGCGGGCGGCCTTCCTGTTACCGTCCAGTTCCACACCCGCTGAGTTGAGCAGCCAATCATCCTACCAAGCTTTGTCAGGCCGCCCGCTGTCTCGATTGCTCGTCGTATAGCATGACCGTGTTTAATACTCACATAACCCTCCGTATGGTTGCAGACAAGATGCTACTCTACCATCAAAAAATCTAAAAAAAAATGTTGACAGCTAAAAATTTCTATGTATAATACGAGACATGAATAGCACGGTGCTATCGCCCGCGCCTCGGGGAGTCAGGGGCTAGGAGAAAGACATGGACAGCACAACAGCAAAAAACCTCATCGCCAAAGGCTACGTCGCGGTTGTCTACGTGGCCTACGACTACGCAAACAGGAAAAGCGGCGACATCATCAGCAAGCACAAAACGTACGACGCGGCGCTGCGCAAAGCGCGCGGCAGCAGTTTCTGGGGCGTCCGGTTACTGTGCGATTACTGCGATTACTAACCATGAGCACTAGGCGGCATCCCGCCGCCGCCCGCGCCCCGGGGTGGTTCAGGGGCTGGAGTCAATATCATGATCAATAAAGAGCACATTAATCGTCTCGTGCAGGAGTTGATAGACGCAGGGCATCCGATCCGCATCGTCTCCGGCGAGGGCGAGATCGGGGCTGCCAAGCCCTACACTGGCAAGCGCACCATCCGCGCCATCAAGATGCGGATTGCCCGCGAGCGTCGGCGTCGTGGAAAGGACGGATGGGTGAGAGCCAGCGTGTATTCCCACGAGTCGGCGCTGGGCGGAGACGTCTGGATGGACGTCGAAACTGGCTATTATTTGTGATGATGGGCCGATCCATGATCCGCCTCATATCCCCTGATGGCCGCCGCGAGCGGCTACGCTGGACTGACAAGCACCCAATGTCCAGATACGGGCTTGGCGTGGTGCTGCGCGCCAAGTCCAGCGTGCCGCTTGACGGCATGAACTTCGCATTCCTGGCCCGCGATGGCTGGCGCATCGAGTGCGACACCGACCTCGAGCGCCGCCGTGTCGCTGGCGCGCTGGCATGGTCAGCGTTTTATATACCAACTTGCGCACTTGTTGTGCGCGATGACGAATGATCCAAGGAGAATATCATGGAGAAGAAACCGTTTCTCGTCAGCATCAAGACACCAAACAGCATCCACGAGCAAATATTCATCATTGCCGCATCTAGCTGCGATGCCGTCATGCGCGCATTCGAGCTGATGTTCGGCGATTTCGACAGCGTAAAGCAACATGGCGGGATGAAGATTGCCGTTAAACCAGTCCGGAGGGCTGCGTGATGCCTTGCATGTGCGGAGCAACAGACTGCCCTAGCTGCGGTCGCGCCCAGGGCTACCTAGTGGCCTACAGCCCTACGCGCGGCTACTACAACCCGGAACCAGAGGACGACGACGAAGAGATCGCCGATCCAGAGGAAAACGAAGAG